AGATTTACTAGGAAAGGTTCTACAGTTAGAACCATGGGATGCAGCAATGCCTCCTATGGCTTCCAATGCCCTCATTGATCTACCAATTTCCGAAAGGAAAAGGGAAGGTTATGTTGGGTCTGTGGGCTTCATACAGGAACCAGGTTGTAAACTCCGTGCCGTGGCTAATCCAAACAGATTAGTCCAGCTCATGCTGAACCCCCTCAAAAGGTATCTCTTAGATGTTTTGAGAGATATTCCTGAGGATTGTACGCATGATCAAGGGAAGGGCGTAGGTTGGTGTCAGGATCAGATCAAGAAGGGTACATTTATGTACTCTATTGATCTGTCTGATGCAACCAACAACTTTCCTTTAGAGTTCCAACAACTCATCCTCGATGACTTATGTGTTCCAGACCTTGAAAAGGGTCTATTCAACACCGTGTCTCGAGGCCCCTGGAGAGTCCATGACCCTATAGAGAAGGTCATTCGTCCGATGCGTTGGACAAATGGTCAACCCTTAGGTTTGGGACCCTCCTTCCCGTTATTCGCATTGAGCCATCATTTGATTGCTCGTGCGACTCTTGGGGCGGGGAACTATCGGATTCTTGGTGATGATATTGTCACTTCTGTTAACCCATCACGGTACCTCACGGTATTGGCTGGGTTGGGAGTTCCCATTTCTAGGGATAAAACGTTCTCGTCTAACTCACTCTGTGAGTTCGCCGGTAAGGTTATAACCCCGGATGGTATCCTTCCAACAGTTAAATGGAGAAATCCATCTGACAATAACTTCTTAGATGTATGTAGGGTTGTGGGATTACCTATGGTAAATTCACTACCCCCACGTCAGCGCGCTGTTGCGAAAGCGATAGCGTACATTCCTGCGGAGTTAGGCGGCTTGGGTTTCAACCCAAAGGGCTTACCTCTTGAGGAGCGTATTGACATGGCCATACATTCTAACCTGTTGTCATTCCAAGAATCAGAGATTAAGATTCTAAAGAGGAACAGTACAGTGCCTCTATCCATGCTACATCGGATGAAGGCACTCCAGATACTGAACCATGATGGGATCATGATCTCGGCATCTGCAGGTTCCCGACCAGGGAACCCTACGGTGGATCTAACATCACCTACTATCAATGTGATAGAAAGGAATGTTGGTGTGACCCAAGGTGTGTACTCCCAGGCAGAACATCGTCCTGAGTTGCACCCCGTTGTAAAACAAACGTCGGATCCAAGAGGACAGAGTCTTCTTGTCACTTTGGAAACGAAGCTCGGCATTGCCCCGAAACCCCCCAAAGGTGGTATATCGCGGTGAGCGATGTACGTCTGAGGAAGGTTGCAGTAAGTAG